TTAAATCGTTGCTGATTAATTTCTTTGAAGTTGTACCTTTTGGACGCCCACGCATAAAGTTCGTTGCCTAAATTTTCCCTTAGGCTTGGGTTGTTAATGAGTAAATTAATATACTTAAACCAGTCCTTTTGACTATTAACCCATAGCACAGGCGCATCTGTGTCAATGTTATAAGGTGCTACGTTTGAACAGATAACAGGCAATCTTTTTGCTGCTGCTTCTAATATCTTTAAATTGCTTTTGCATCCGTGCCATTCGCTATCCTCCAAAGGTATTAAAACGATATCAGCATAATTATACATATCCATGTATTGAGTAGGACTTGTTGATGGTAGTTTAACCGATGGATGCCTACCAGCAAACATTGAAAACATTCTATCCCATATTGACTTAGTTAAAGGGTCGCTATCATTATACCCACCCATTACCATTTGAATATTGCCTGTCAATCTCTTTAGTGGTTCTCTAAGTATCTTAATATCGTTCTCATGACTTACCGAACCGCACCAAAATATTCTCACCTTGTCCGACTGTTCTTTCTTATCAGTAAACTGATTAATACCGTATGGCAAAGCATTAGGCATTATTACCGCCTTGTCTGTAAACTCTTTTACTTTATTCAATAATGCTTGATTAGTAACCGTAACCAAGTCTGCCTGTGATATGTTACGTTCAATCCTTTCGCCCATATCCTGATATGATTGGTAATTGATATGATTGTAAGGTAAATCCCAATGGTCATCTATATCCATAACTACTTGACATCCAAGTAACTCCTTTGTTTTGCTCCAATTAATATCGTACTGGCATATCCTATTATAAACTAAAATATCCCAATCATCGGTTTTATCTTCCGTTATAAAGTTGGTTACATAACCTTTAATGTCATCCATAAAAGCAAGGGGCAATATTACTCTATGATATCCGCATCCTGATTCCTTATGTGTTAATCCGATAATGTTCATGCTTTTGTATCTACTTTTGTATCTACTTTATTTTTATTGATATAAACCCTGCTGCAAATATTACCGCTATTGTTTCTACTGTATGAATAGGTAAAAACGTAAATGCTAATGCTGACCAAACAGTAAGACATTGAATACAGTCAAAAGGTCTTAATCGTTTTACTAAAGGAATTTTGAATATCCGCTTTAAAATTATATGTCCGTTAAATACATTAATGAAATAATAAGCAAATGTGAAAGCTGCTATGATAATAATATACATCTTAATTCTTTTTTTACTTTGTTAGTAATATTACAAACGTGGTTGACTGGTATTCCGTAATACTCTGCTACCTTTCTATTGCTTCCAAGTTCTACGTATTTATTAAATATTCTTATTTCGTGGTCTGTTTCTATATTGATATTATTTTTAGTCAGTGCTTTTGTTGCCTCAACTGCTAAACTTTCTGGTATAGTAGGTAAATCTAATTGACTGTTAAAATATTCAACTGCCTTTAATAAATCGCTTTTCTTGTACTTATAATAAAATTCACTTGTTTTAGAAGTAGCCATAAACCAACATATCTTAATAGCATATCGTAATAAGTTATTAGAGGCGAATAGTGCGCTTATCTTATCACAAGGCTGGAGTAGTAAGCTAACTGCTATTTCTTGTCTTAAATCATCTTGTATTGATTCAGGCTTTGTTTTGCTTATCGCTTTTATAAGGTCAGGGTGGTTATATATCTCCAAGACTATATCGTTACACTTATTCATAATTATTTGAGCGATAAGGTCGGAATCGAACCGCCTTCTCTAACCTGGATGGTTAGCGCATTACCATTATGCTACAATCGCTGATTGTCTTTCTTTTAAAGTTATTTTTTCTCCTTTATACATTCCTGCTCCCATTTCATTTATTTTACTAAATGGTAATATTGGAACATTTATTTTACAAGTTTTGTCTATTAAGTAAATATAACGAAGTTGATTTCCTTCTAATATTTGCCACCCCATTTTTTCGCAATATAATTTCCAATTATTTTTGCCATTTGTAACTTTAAAATAACCAGTTGATATTGGATTGCTTTCATATTTTATTTTATGGTCAACTTCTCCATTTGGTTTTTTTGCTAAATTAAAAGATTTATTTATTTGCGTTAAAAAAAATCCACTTGCTCTGTAAATAGTACCATCTCCGCATTGAGTACCATCACTAAAAGATAAAATCCATTTTATATGTGGTGCATTTTTTTTTATTAATTTTATTGAAATTGCTATACATCTGCTTTCTGAATATTTAGGTAAATAGTCATCGAATGCCATTCTATTTAGTTCTAAATAATCATTCCAATTAGTGCCTTCAACTAATGACAACATTTTACTTTTATCATTTGAAGTCCCATAACTCATTACACCGTGAAGTTTACCATCTAAAAAACATCCAAAATGTAATGAACTATTTTGTTTTACTTTACCACTATAATGGTTTTTTTTTATAAAAGGAATTGCAATATTACTTGGAATTACTTTAACTATTATTTCTTTTGCTCTGCCCATTGCATAATAATTAAATATAAAGCATTACCATTACTATTTTCATTGCCCATCGTTTCTGCATATTTATATTCCTCAGTTCTTTTAATTTCTTCAATAGCATTTTTTATTTGTATTGCTTGTTCATCTGCTAAAGTAAAAGTCATTTGCTGAAACGGCGCTTTATCCCCATCAGGTAAATTAAAATCAGTTCCAAATTCATTACTATCTTTTGTAAATATCGGCAAATCTAATCCCCAATCTTTTAATTCTATTTCATCCCATTCATTAGCAACCATTTCCCATTCCCATTCTCCAAAACCTACATTATCTTTAATAATAAATTCGTTCTGCTTTTGTTCGGACCAGTCAACTACTTCAACGTTAACTTCTTTATATCCGCATTCAATCATAGCTTTAAATCTCATATTACCTCCAAGTATAACCATGTCTTTATTAACTACAATAGGTCGGACTGTTTCCATTTCAGGGAAATCCTTAATAGACTTAACAAGTTTTTTAAACTTCTCATCTTTAATTAGTCTAGGATTTTTTGGATTGTTTTTGATAGCTGCTACTTTAACTTTTATCATTGATTAATTTTTTAATGTAAAAAGCTGCATCAAGCAGTTCTTCGTATAAATGATTTAATAACTGCGCTTTGTTTAAATCTGCATTGTCTAGTGTAGTTCCATAGGTATTAATACCTTTGGTCTCGCGCTTTTGTAAGTCAGCGCTAATTTCCTCCAATAATGTCATTGTGTTTATCTTTTAAGAATTGTAAATATTCATCTTTATCACCAAAAAAAATATGACATTGACGACATAGTGCCTGCAAGTTTTCAATAGTATCTTTTGTTTTACTTCCACCCATGCCACGTGCTTCAATATGGTGAATGTCTACCGCTTTACTATCGCATACTTCGCAGGCAATGTACGAATCCAATCCATACCCAAAATACTTCATATATATTTTAGTGTGGTTTTTCATTAAAAAGGTAAATCATCATTTGTATTAATACTTACTGATTTTATTTCTGCTTTTATATCTTTGCTTTTTGGGTCGTAATCATTTAAAGTAATCTTTACGTTCTTACCGTACTGGTCAGGTTCTGCGAATATGCTGATATTAAGTTTTATATACTTTTTACCGTTGTACTCATAGGCATATTCTAGAGCATCCGTAATACACAGGCTTGAACTTAAAAAGGTTTCATTAATCTTTTTACCGCTGCCTAATCTAATTTGTAGTTTTTTTTCTTCGTTCATTTTTTTATTGGTTTAAATATTCGTTTATTAATTTAATTGTGTTTCCAAATCCTTGCCCAAATTCTGCTTTATACCCCTTACCTCTTAATTTTAACATCATTGTTTCTTGTTCCTCATGATGTGCGTTCTTTCTCATTGAACCATCTTTTTTAAATACTACGTTATTAATTGTTTTTAATTCAATAAATAGTCCGGCATAGTTTCCTTTAGGTTCAGCTATAAATAAATCAGGATAAGCATTTGAATACTGGAGTGCTTTGTGGCGCTTTGCCATGCCTATGCTCATTCTCATTCCTGAACTAAAATCAGTTCTGAATATAACATATGGGTACATTTTTCGTATGTAGTCGCAAACTAATCGGTGTAAGTCTTTTTCTAACATTTCATAAAATTAAAATAAAGTTATTAACAAATTAAATAAAGTTATCAAAAGCAATTTAATCATCATCCTCTCTACTGGTTAATTTTTAAACTGCTTTTGATATCATAGTTTCCCCCTCCTTTTTTGTTTAAGTTTATAATTTATGTTTGCGTTGAATAATCATTCTATTCCACGCAGATTTGCGGCTGTTATATGCTTTTGCTTAAAATTTATTAATCTGCGCCTATTTATATTTCTTTGCACCTAATTCAAATAATGGCATTCCTGACTTATGTTTTCAAATATGTGTCAAATTAAATGTGTCTTAAATGTCGCATATATCAATCATTAGTGCTTTATATGGTACTTTATGCATGAAATATTAGACAAATTCATGCAATAAGTTTACTTTTTTATCACCTAGTAACAAATAATGTTTAAATATGTTACAATATGCGCAGTATAACTTCTTAATTTGGCACTATTTTACTTCCGACT